ATGAGCCAATGAAAATGTACGATGGTGGCGACTTCCAAGCTGGAGTTTATGAAAATGGTGGATATTTTGATGGAGCTATTCCAAAACTTCTACTTATATGACAAATTTTGCTATGGGTGGTTCTTTACAAGCACACGGAATTGAAGTTGGAGATACTTTTATGAAAACAATTTCTGGTACTATTCAAAAAGTAAAAGATAAAAATGGAAAAATTGTTTATATTAATTTAGCTAATGGAGAAAGAGGTTCTCAACCACCTTTGCCTTTTAACAGAGGTGGTTCTGTAACCAACGAAAGAAGATACGTTAATAAAGGCGAGGATTATGAAGTGCGTTATTCAAAACCAAGACCAGCCAGAAAAGGTTATAAAGGTTTGAGAAGTTTTGATAATGGTGGAAATATTGACTTAACTGATGACAAAAAAATTCGAGTTAGAAAACCAGTAATGCCAAAAAGAAAACTTACTGAAGCTGAATGGATGGCAAAACATAATGAATCAAAAGAAGCAAGGACTTATGGTTTTGGAGGTTCAGTAAAGGATAGTGTAGATAAACATCCAATTTTTGTAGTAAGTATGTATGATAAATTATCAGAAAATAAAGTTATTTCATTATTAGATAAATATCAAGTAAAATATGAAATTATTTCTAAACAATCAGTTAGAGATTTTCGACCTATTTTAAAAATATTATTTAATATAAAAGAATCTAAAAATCCACAAGAATTAAAATCTAAAATTTGGGATTTAGAATCAGAAAATATTAAAATTACTTCGCATCCTATGAATCCTTTTACTTATGGCTTTGGAGGTTTGTTTAGTATGAATATGAATAGACCAAAACCTATTGATTTAAATCAACAACAAGTTAGACTAAAATCTGGCGAATATGTTCAAGTATTTAATCAACAAGGAGATTCTTTGATGGTTATGGAATTAAATAAATTAGGTACTGGAGCATCTCCAAAGTATGTAAGATTATCTGATGTTGATATGACTTCTTTTAAAAATGGTGGAGCTTTAATCGGAAACCAAAAGCGTATTGATATGAACAAAAATGGAAAGATTGATGCAGAGGACTTTAAACTTTTACGTTCAAGTATGAATGGTGCGTGGAGAAACGAAAGAAAGCACGTTAATCATAATGAAGACTATGAAGTACGTTACGCCAGAAAAAAACCAGCCAGAACTGGTTACAAAGGTAAAAGAAAGTTTGCTACTGGAGGAGAAGTTGGTAAAATATATGTAGTGGAATATGAAGTAAACGGAAATAAAAATACTTCGGAATATCTATTATATAAAAATGACCGAGTAGAAAAGATGTTACCAAGTAATGCTAAAATAGTAAGTATTAAAGAAAAAATGGCTACTGGAGGTACGATATTTAAAAACAGAGTTAAACCTACAAGCCAAAAAATGAGTTCTGGTGCTGAAGTTAAAAAAGGGAACAGAGGTGGAGTTATGGTTTTAGCAAAAAAAATTCGTAAAGATGGGGAAAGTTGGAAGGATGCTTTGAAAAGAGCTGGACAACAACTTAAATAATTATAATCAAGGCATTTATTTATTATTAGTAATAATAATTTTTTATATTTGTGCATTAAAGCAAACTTAATAATATAAACACTATGGAAAAAATTGAAATTTTATTAGAAAAATTAGACAACAGAATACCACAATCTTTGGCTAAAAGACTTGATACGTTAGATGACTTACAAGAAAAATTGGAAGCATCTGGCGAGGATTATGAAAAAAATCCAACTGATGATAACAGAAAAAATTACAATGAAGTAATTGACTATGTTGAAAAGATGGAGTTAGGCATTATAAGAGATTTAGAAGGGTTGTTAGAAAAAAGAAAAACGGAAGAATTAAATAAAGATAAACCAGCAGAAGCACCAGCACAAGCTACAGCTACAGCTACAACACCAGCAACAGAAACTCCAGAAGTTAAAAAAGAGGAGAAAAAAGAAGGTACTGGAATGTTGACATTAGTTATAGGTGGTGCGTTGCTTATTGCAAGTTTTGGAGCAATTAATTACTTCCGAAAACAATAGGAAATAATTTAAAATTAAAAAAAAATGACAAAAGCAAAAGTTATCGGATTAGCAGTTACTGGATTGGCAGTAATAGGAGGAGTAGCAGTTTTCAACTATTTTAGAAAACCAAAACCAAATAGAGATGGATTTTTTAATGCTGAAGGAACAGAATCAAATCAAAGATGGTGTGCAAGAAGAAATCCAAATGGTTCTGTAAGTTATGTTACAAATAATTTTAGCCCTACTTGTGGAAAAGGTTGGAAAGCTGTTAAATATTTTGGAGATAGAACTGGAATATAATAGCTAAAACAAATAATTTGATATAAAATGACTAACGGAAAAAAAATATTGTTAATATCTGGTGTTGTAACAGTTGCTATTGGAAGTTTTGCTTTGACTTTATATCTTACAAGACAATATGAAAAAAAGAAAGCCATATTAAATAAGAAAGATGTTGAGAAAATAGTAGAAGATTATGATGTTTTTAATAATCCAGTAATAGAGTAAAAATATGCAAACAAATAATAACAATAATACTGACCCAGCTATTAAACCTACTCCATTATTTTCAAATTTATTTAATAATCTTTTAGGTTTTTTAGAAATAAGAGGTTTTGCATCTCAATTAGAAAAAAAAGTAAAAGGAAAAGAAAATGTTGGATTTGTAGATGGTGCTTTTGAGCAAATGATGAAAAGCGTTGGTTGGAAATCAAGTAATGCGTGGTGTGCCTTTTATGTTAAAGTAGTTTTGATGGGATTATTTTCTTTTGATAGAGAATGGTTATCAAAAAATATAGGTGGAGGTGCATTGCAAAATTTAACCAATGTACAAAACTTAAATAAAAAAGGGGATAAAAGGTATCTTGCTTTTACAAAAGGCAAATTACAAGTAGGCGATGTTTTTTGTGGTCAAAGGTCAGGAGGAGGACATACTGGAATAATTGTAAAAATTTTAGACGAGCAAACAAATCATTGTGAAACTATTGAGGGAAATACTAACTCTAACAAATCAGGCGAAGGGGATAAGGTAAAAACATTAAAAAGATTTCTTACGGTAGGTAAACCATCTGCTGGTTTAAGCATAGTAGGTTTTTTTAGAAGAAATTTTACTGAAGAAGAATTAAAGAGCATTAGGTATGATGATGAACAACGAACATTTGTGTTTGATAATGTAGTATAATATTTAACCAAATGGCTTATAATATTTTACCATATAGCTTTAGAAAGGCAAAGGACTTGGGGGTGGTTATTAAACCATCCTCGAACTCTCTTAAAAAAATTGATGTTTATAAAAATGGTAAAAAGGTTGCTTCAATAGGTGCAAGGGGTATGAATGATTACCCAACTTATTTAGCAAAAGAAAAAAAGGGTTATTACGAAAAGGGGTATGCTAACAAAAGAAGAAAGCTGTATAAAGACCGACACGAAAAAGACCGACACATTGTTGGTAGTGCTGGTTATTATGCAGATAAAATTTTATGGTAAATATGAAATTAAATTATCAAGATAAAGTGCCTTCATCTTATAAAGATGAATTTCTAAAAAAGGTACAAAGCATATCCAGTGATTTAAGCATTGACCCTAATTGGTTAATGGCAATTATGTTTTGGGAAAGTGCTGGTACATTTTCTCCCAGCGTTCAAAATAAAACCAGTGGAGCTACTGGACTAATTCAGTTTATCCCATCTACAGCAAATGGACTTGGAACATCTACTACAGAATTAAAGAAAATGAGTGCTGTTAAGCAGTTGGACTATGTTTACAAATATTATTTACCATATAAAGGAAAAATAAAAAATTATGTTGATGCGTATTTTGTAACATTTTTTCCATTAGCAATAGGCAAACCAGATAATTTTGTATTGGAAACAAAAAACATATCAGCTTCATTAATTGCTCGACAAAATCCAGCATTTGATGTAAATAAAGATGGTAAGGTACAAGTTTGGGAAGTTAAAAAGGTTATGTTGGAAAAATTACCAAAAGAATGGTTAAATAACGGAAGCGTTTCGTTAGCTGTTAAATCATACAAGCCACAAATTATAATTGGTATATTATTAATTGGAGCTGGAGTAACATTATATTATAAATATGCAAGAACTAAATAGTACTGAAAAACAAGAAGTAAAACAAGAAGTTAATTCTCAAGTACACAAGCACCTATCAACTATTTTTGTTGTAGTAGGTATTGTGTCTTTTACTTTGGGTGCAATAGTAAATTATTATACAATAAAAAGGATAAACGCAACACAAAAATAATGGAAATAAGAGGAAAAGTATTAGACAATACCAAGCAACCATTACATTTGGCTAACATTACAATAGTAACTGGTAGTCAAATTAATAAATTTGGAGCTGTAGCAAATGAAAATGGAGATTTTACTTTAAGTAGCGACATAATAAGTCCAGATTCTCAATTTAAAATTAGTTATCAAGGTTTTAGACCTCAATACTATAGAGCAAGTGAATTACAAGGAAGAACTATTACTTTAGAAGAAGATATAACAGCACTTGAAGAAGTGGTTATAACAAGACCAAAAGACAAACCAACAAACACAAACATAGCAAA